ACGATATCAACCCCATGCAGAGTACACAATGTTTTTTTATCTTTCAATAATTGTTTCCAGTCATCTATGTATTCATACATTACATCTAAAGCTAATCGACTTACATTTAGACGAGGACCTTGCAGATAGATAGGATCCGTATTTAAATTTTGGTCTGCTATGGTGTTAGGCCAATTGCAGACAATATCAGCATAGTCAAGTTTTCTAATTTTGATATTAGGATATTGCTGTTCAATAGCTTTGAGTTTTTTCTCTGTGAAGTTTATTCGTTCGTGATATTGATGACTCTCTGTGTCGTGTCTACTGTAGAAGTAGCATATCTCGTCTGGATATATACCATTATCAACAAACGCACGAAGCATATTAACACTGTCATACCCGCCGCTATAATAGAGCACAATATAATCATATTTTTCTCTTAACTCTTTAGCTCGTGCACCATATAACTCGTCTAGTGATTCTGTAGGTTCTTGTGTCCAATCATACTGAGAAAAGAATTCATCATTGTACTTCCAAACGTATGGCTGTGGATTTTCATAATACCGATCCATTATCTCATATCCACTATAGGTCTTGTAATCACCTATCTGATAATAACCGTATTGATCCATAACTACTTGTTCCATATAAAAATATTTAGATTAATCCTTAGGATTCCTTAGGATTAATAGCAATACCAATCTGTTGTATTCTAAATTGTTTTTGATTGATACAATAAATTAAAAAGTCAGCAATATGGGTAGGATCGATTTTGCTCCCTTGCCAATGAGCCATACGTTCAGTATCAGTGGCGCAAGGTTTGAATATCATTATGTGTGGCCACGAATCTTTGTTCCAAAGAAATTCACAGGCATCATCCAACGCTAATTTTTCATTGCGGTATTTAGGATCTTTATTTTTGGTATCCCATCGCATGGTGATACTACTACCAATGTTGGCAATAAGTTTTTCTTGTCCCCGCCAACTCTCTTGTAATTTAAACAATAAGTCCACCTGTGAAAATCCAGCGTGTGCGTTACTAACGAACACATCACAGTCTTTAACTTGTTGAACAATCTTGTCTTGTATAGATTCATTGCTGATATCCCATCCTTCACTACGATTAAAATCAACAACAGTGTGTCCTTGTTTTTTAAATGCTTCACTAATACCAGCACCAATCCCTTTAGACGATCCGGTAATAGCTATTTTCATAATAATTCTGCTGGAATATCGGTGTCAAAACTAATTTGTAAATTAAGTCTTAACTCACTTACATTTTCTGTGCTGTGAAGCACACGTGTATTAGTGAGATACCAAACATTTGATGGACCTTTAACACTGTCAACAAGTTCTAATGCTTCGTAGTTACCACACTGTGTGGCACGTTCTCTGATTAATTCTTGTCCTTTTTCTTGCCAAAAAGCAAGTTCCGCATCTTCACCGCCATGGCGAACATTATACATTAGTACGTAATCTCTAGTGAAATCGGCGTGGGCTCCAGTACTGGTTGCTCCGTTGGCAAAACCACTACCATGACAATACATAAGACTAGAATTTTGATATTGAGTCGTAATATTTTCTTTGATCCACGCATCAAATGCACTTTGAAATGGTTCTTCTACTCGACGCATATTTCTTAAGGCAGGTCCAGTATATCCCCGCCAATTAATCAATTCTCTTTTACCCATCGTAGAAATATTATTTTGTTCGGGTTGCAATTTAAAATCGATCAAATCTATCAATTCTTGAGATGGGTGTGGCAAATGATGTAATAGTTTATACGTAAATTGATTGCTCATATTTTTAATCAAACCAAATATTCTTGTTGATACTGACTTGAAAACTTAGACGTATTGTTTCAATGTTTTCAACACCATGCAGACACATGGCATTTAATAGAGCCCACTTTTTCAGAGGAAATTTTACTCTGTCCAACACACGAAGTTTGCTAAAGTCATTGCAGACTGCTTGCCGTTCTTTACGCACAATGGGTTTGCCTGTTTCTTCATAGAACACAGTTTCTGTATTAGGCCCACCACTGTCTAACAGATATAGCATAGTAAAGTCTCTGGTTAGATCTGTGTGTGGTCCTTGATGCGACCCAAATTTGCTATCAGTGATACTTAATCCACAATCAAAGGCTTCTGGATGAATATGTTTACCCACCCATTCATCGAACTCTTTATCCACATCTAAACGAGTTTGATAGGTCACCGACTGTGTTTGATTGTTGATGATAACTTTTCTATTCTTGTAATCGTTTGACAGATTATCCTTTAAAAGATCTGTTTTAATGGATCTAAGTTTCAGTATCTCCATGGCCGATGTTATGAACTTTTCAGGAACATCGGGTAAATTTTTTAATAGTACATATGTAAACATATTAACCTTTTTAAAGTTTGTGTATTAATAATCTCACAGAATCCCAAAATGCTATTTTGTCATCTATAGCTTCATGTGCGGCCAGTTGAGCTTCTTGTATCCTATTTTGATCGTTGTTACAAAATGTATTTACTAATATCACAGAGGCTGGCCCATGATCTCCACTGTCCACTTCTATGTGTCGTTTAAGCCAAGCATAAAACTTTGGTGCTTCTTGTTCTGTTATGCCCAACTGTTTGACCATGTTCATGTACATACCAGGAATAACTGTTTCTCGACCAAATGCAAAGGCCGATGCTATAACCCATGGTTTTCCACTGTTGATAAATCCGAATGTGCTTTCCATAAATGCTCGACTATCTGCAGGCACATCCGCCATAGATTCAAACAGTCCTTTAACAGGAACATTTTTAATAAACTCTAAAACAGGCATTGGGTCAGCCCCAATTTCTTTCATTGCTTCGACATAAAGATCAAAATGACTGACATATCGATCCCCAAATTTATCACTCTCTTCATCTACTATAATAGAATTAATCAATCTAGCACAACCATTTTTTGTGTATTCCGATGGAAACCATGGCACACTGCTAGGAACCACTATCTGTTGTAATTTTTTAATCAGACTCATAAAATCCCATACACAATAAACGTGATGTTCCATAAATGTGGCCAACTGTTTGCGAGTTGTTATCACATCTGAGGTCAACAGAGGATGATTAGCTAAACGATTTTGATGCTCACATATAATATTAGTATCTAATTCCATATGCCATATTTAACCACTCAATAAACCAATTGACAAATTTGTGGAACTACTATATTATTATTAAAAATGAATATACTAGAAAAAAATAAAATTGTAACAATTAAACTTGTTACAGGTGAAGAAATTGTTGGTAAAATTAAATTATCAGACAGTGGTGTAATAGTATTAGACAAACCGGTGGTAATAATGATGAGTCCACAAGGACTAGCACTCGGATCATTTGTACCCACAATGGATCACAGAGATGGAGTTGCTATTGAAGCCAAAGATATAGTTACACTAGGACCTAGTTTAGATACAGTAGCTACAGAATATACCAATGCTACAAGTTCTATTAAAACTCCCCCCAAAAGCAGTTTAATTGTTTAATTGACTTTTAATAGATCTGTGTTATAATAATTTAATATGACTCTTTGGTTAATAGATCTTGAAGCTGTAGAAACACGATACACTGCACAATGGAAGACTGAATTACCTGCTGTATTAAAAAGACACGGACATCAAGTTAAAATCATATCCGGCGGCGAAACACCACAGGCCACAACTCCCGGTGCATTCCTCAACTTTGGTGGTACTAATATGTACAAATCCAAACAGTTAGAAATTATTGCTGAAGCATTTTGCAAAGGAGCAGTAAAACAAGGAGATTATTTCCTATACACTGATGCTTGGAATCCTACCGTGATACAATTAAAGTATATGGCAGAGCTGTTAGGAGTTAATATTCGTATAGGTGGTATGTGGCACGCAGGTTCCTACGATCCACAAGATTTTTTAGGAAGACTCATCGGCAATAAACCCTGGGTAAGACTTGCAGAACAAAGTATGTTTGAATGTTTTGATAACAATTTTTTTGCCAGCGAGTTTCACGTGGATATGTTTATTAAAACACTGCTGGATGTTGATCCTTTGATGTTTGATCATATTAAAAGCCAATACAAACAATCTAATAAAATTGTACGAACAGGATGGCCTATGGAGTATATGGCCAACACATTATTGACCTATAAAGATATGCCCAAACGCAACGTCATACTGTTCCCACACAGAATTGCTCCAGAGAAACAGGTGAATATATTTCAAGATTTAAAACAACATTTATCGCAGTATGAGTTTGTGGTATGTCAAGAACGTCAACTCTCAAAAAACGAGTATCACAATCTACTTGGAGAAGCCAAACTGGTATTCAGTGCCAACCTACAAGAAACATTGGGTATCAGCTGGTACGAAGGAGCACTAGTAGATGCTGTTCCTATGGTTCCGGATCGTTTAAGTTATTCAGAGATGGCCCTAGACACATTTAAATATCCACCGGAATGGACAGAGTCATACACTGCATATGAAACACATAGATCACAACTTATAAAAAGAATTATAGAGTATATGGACAATTATGCAACATATATTCCCGAAATTAAAAAACAAGCGGGCCTGTTGACTAAAGATTATTTTTCAGCTGACACTATGTACAACAGTATTAATAAAAATAACAAATGATTAAACAATTAAATCCAACTATTCCTATGTTGACTCCTAAAGGAGAAGGATATGCTCATTTCTTAATAGACTATGGCATGGAAGAACATCTGCTGTGGGTGTGTTTTATTAATGAGACTGGAGAATGTTGGACATTTAGAAACCCACAAATAAGATTAACAGCTAACGAGACTTTTGGTAGATTAACAACATCAGATATAGAATGAACACATACGAGATTATACAAGAATTAGAATCAGACAACAGCAGAAAATTCAAAGAATCTGTGATACAGAGAGCATCTGATGCTGGCAACACAGAGTTGTTTGAAGGCATTGCAATGGCTCTAGACAAATTGAGAACATTTGGATTAAAGCAAGTGCCAGAGAGCACACAGGATGGACCTGGACTACACTGGGACACATTTTTAGATACCACCACACAACTAGAGAATCGTACACTCACAGGCAATGCCGCTCGAGATAGGATAGACTACCTTATAGGACTAGCCACTCAGGCAGAATGGAACGATTGGTATCGTAGAATACTAATAAAAGATTTAAGATGCGGAGTCACAGAAAAAACAGTTAACAAACACAGCAAATATAAAGTGCCTGTGTTTGATTGTATGTTAGCTGATGACAGTGCCAAACACGAAAAGAAATTAAAAGGTCGAGTATTACTAGAACCCAAACTAGACGGAGTTAGATTAGTGGTTATATGTGATATAGACAAAGATGAAGTTGTATTAATGTCTCGCAATGGCAAAGAACTTACTAACTTCCCTCATATCAATAAACAATTCGATGATATGTTGGATCAGTTGCCGCAAAGTTATGTGTTCGACGGAGAAGTAATGAGTGATAATTTTCAAGTGCTGATGAGAGAAATACATCGTAAAGATGGTGCTCAAACAGAAGATGCCACATTGAATCTGTTTGACTGTTTGCCTTTAACGGCTTTTAAAGAAGGTGGATACAAATTACCTCTACACACTCGAAAAGAAGAGTTGCACGGATTTACATTTGGCCCAAGTGTTAAAATAGTAGAATCGGTTGAAGTGGATTTAGATACAGACGTATGCGTTTGCGTGTGTATTTGTGTGTGTGCGTGTGTGTGTGTGTGTGTGCGTGTGTGTGTGTGGTGCTAGTGGAGAGGAGTGGGAGTGTAGATGTTTGTAAGGAGAACACATATCTGAGATGACTTATATATGCATGTACATT